TTTCTTTATCTCTATACCTAATTCATTTGCGATAGCGTTATCATAGTGTTGTTGAAGAATTGCAATCTTTTCTAACTCCAAAGAAAGTTTGATTTTAGTTGCTTGCAAATCTTGTCTTACTATAATAGAATTGTAAGTTTTAGTTGACAATTCACTTTTCTTATAGTCTTTTCCGTCTATAGTAAAAGTTGGTTCTGTCGCAGGTGCTGTTGTTGAGTTGATATTTTCACTACTCATGTTATATTTCTCCTTGTTTATTATACGTTAGGTCTAGTTGTCATTAGACCTTCAATTATTCTTGTTACTGTACCTGAAGCATCCGTTATGTCTAAATCATAAACGTATCTTGCAGGCGCTTCTAAAGCAGCCGTTTGTGTTGCAGTTAATGACATTGTAACATTTCCTGTTGATCTGTCACTATCAAACACAATAGTTAAATCTGTTCTCGTTCTTGTGGAACTATATCCCAAAGCCATCTTTGCAGAAGCTGTATAACCCGTTAAATTTAACGGATCCCCGCTGTTATCCTTTACAGTTACAGTTGAGCTGAAAGTTGTTCCTTGATCTATATTGTAGTTAGCTGTTGCTGCCATAGTATTATTTATACGTATAAATAATAGTATTATTCTAAAGAAGGTAAAAAAATGACTATAGACACACAATGGAGATACAGAAATACTGCTGTTCCTACACAGACTTTTGAAAATCCAGAAGACTTTTTTGATAATCTTTATACAGGCGCTATAGACGCTGAAGATGTAAAGAAACATAAAGAGAATAATCTAAAAAATGTAGAGGCATTTGACTCATATCTACTTGCAGATAAACAGACCGTTATTACATGTAGAAGATTTAAAAGTATAAACAATTACAATGAGTGGAAAAGAGTTAGAGCCTTATTACCAAAAGTAGATTTTCATGTGTCTGAAGAAGAAGGTGAATTTATAAACGTTCAACCAGGCACCAATGTTGTAACAATACCTCCAATAGATACAGAATTGTGGGAACAAGAACATAAGGATGAGGAGTTTAACTAATGACAAAAGTTATAAAAAAATGGCAACTTAAAAACGCAGACGCAAATAAAACGTTTAGCTCAATTGAGGAGTTTTTCAATCATTCATCTTCAGTAGATGTTGATACGGATTTAATGGATAATCATATAGAAAATGATGATACATTTTGTACTGGCAAACTTGGATTTTTACATGATGACAAAAAACATGTTATCATAGTAAGAGAGTTTGGCAGCCATGACATGTACGACCAATGGAATAAAAAAAGAAAAGAACTAGGTGATATTGATGATCTGATTGAAGAAGTTGAAATGCCAGTTAAGCAAAACGAAGCATACGACTTTAATGTTGAAGTTGACGGAGAATAATTTAACTCTATATATTATGAATGAATGTAATTATATTATCACATAAAAGAAGTCTTAACAAGTCCGAAGGACTTATCACAGCAAATTTAAATAACCACATCACATTGGTTTGTGATGTGGTGCCTAACAAGTCAGGCGATCGCTACAAACCTTTCGTAGAACACATAGACGATTTAGTTGTATCAAAGAAGTTTGATATAATAGAAATTACACAAAAAGTTTTATCTTGTGATAAAATATATTGTGTATCTGAAAATTTATTTCCTGTACAAGCACAATTAGAAAGTTATTACGGCATACAAAATTTGTCTGCCTTTGCAGCTGAAATCTTTTCAAATAAACAAAAGATGGATGATTTCTGTAGAACAATAGGTCTAGGTCATAATGTACCTAGAAGCATAACACCTACCTTTCATACTCAATTAGATGTATTTGATGGCGATGAGTTTTTTACAAAACCAGATATAGGTACAGGCAGTAATTCTTTCTATCCTAAATCTGAACAAAATGTACCTACTATAGAATATAGAAGATGGAATAATAAACATCATTTTTTAGATCATCTAACTAAACTAGAACACAATAATAAATTTTTTGAGATAAACAAAAAAGGTATACAGAATGAAAATTTTAATAATGTACCTTGTAAGATTATGGCACAGAAATATTATTGGTCTGAAGAACCATCTATATCGCCATATGGTTATGTTAAGAATGGTAAAGTAGATTGTTTATTCTATGTTAGAAACGCAAAAGTTAAATATGGTGATATACTAGACTTTCATAAAAATCCTATAGAACAACATTCAATTAGTAAGAAAAGTGATATTGCAAAAGATATGGCAGTATGGTCTATACCTGTTAGTGAAGTAGATGAAGAACAACATAAAATAATGTATGGTTTCGTACAGACTATAGTTGATAAATTAAAAGTAAAAGAAATGTACTTTGCAGGACCTGACTTTCATATATCAGGTAATAAATTAATTGCAATAGACTTTAATACACGTATAGGTCAGTTTATTAATATATTAGATAAGTTACCTGGCAATAATATATTTAACAATATAGGTAACGAAAAAGAACCAGAGATTACAAACCATTTACTTTGGGGTTGTACACAATTGAAACCTGGTATAGTAAAAGATATAAAAAATATAGAAGTAGTTGACAAGTATTTAAATTATTTAAATGATAAGATTAAAATAGGTATGAAGATACCTGAATTTCAAAATCTACAAAATAAGAAGTTTAGTGTGAATTTAAATATTACTGGAAGAGATCAGCAAGAGCTGTTTGACAACTATAAGGATGCCAACCAGCTCTTACATAATTGTATTACTTACTAAAGTTAGCAACAGCTTCTTCAAACATATCTATTGTTTGATTAGTACCATTCCCAACATAAGTTACAGAGCCTTTGAATTTACTATTCCACTCGGTAGTAGTAGAGAGGTTTGTTACAGTAGAACGTAATTCGTTAGTTAAGGCGTAGTTAGCATTAATGGTGATGATTGCGTCAACAAATCTAAAACCTAATTCACCTTTTTCTGAAAAGGCAATACATTTAGATCCATCTTCCTCTAATGCGGCTTGACGTGAAGTAATTGTAAAGACAGTATCGGCGTCTTTGCCAACATAACCTTTAGTAGTACTTCCGCTGCCAGAATAAGGTACAACTACAAAATTTACATCATATTTTGCACCTAAATTTTTTAAGAATTTTGCAACTGGTTCTGATCCCCATGTCGCAATCTTAACAGTTTGTCCACTCATATCTTCAAGTGAATTGTATGCTCTACTACACATAAGAGTTTCATATGTCATTAAAGCAACAATATTATCTTTAGATACTTTTGGACTTTTTAAACTATCGTCACCTGGCCATTCACTAGACCATATCGTTAAGATAGGTTCTGTGCCACCTTCAGCACCTTCTATATAAGTGTATGCAGTAACTGGATTGTCTGCCTGAACAAAGTTATGGTCAGTTGTATCACCTATTGTAGAAAGAATTTGTCTGAAGACACCTTCTTGTGAACCTGGATTGATAATTTGCACTTGTGCGTATGCCATTGTACTGAATAACATACTCATTATTATTAACATTATTTTTTTCATTTTATCTCCTATAAGATTATTAATGTTCTAATTAAATTTTCATAAAAAAGATCGCTCAGAAAGTATCCGTAAATTATAGGACTAGTGTCCCAGCGTCTAATTAAGAAACCGATTATAGACAAAACAAATATACAGATAATCATCCATTCACGTATGGCGAATATTGATATACTTGCAATGCTAATTATTGAGAGAAGTAAGATGTTTGCAATTGTTCTATATTGTTTATAGAGATATGCAATCTTACCTAACAGATTGAAACCGTACCAGCTTAACCCTAAACAAAAGGCAGTAACAAAGGGTATAATATAAATTATACTTTCTAAATGTTTGACTGTATTTTGAGCGTTGAAAACGAAACCATCTTCTAACATAATATAATAAATCAAAACTTCACTTCCCGTTATGGGTATCGCTAGTATAAGCAAAGGCAATAGTGATGATAAGGCGCCACTATTATTTGCTGCCTCTGCGGCTGCTATGCTTTTAAGTACAGGTTTTTTGAAAAACCTTTTAACAATATTTGCACTTGCATAACTGCCAAGAATATTTGTTACACCTGGTATAAGACCACACCAAAATCCTACAAAACTCCCTATGAGTGTAGGCGTAGTTGTATCTTTACCAACTGTAAAAGTATTTATACGTTTAGGTACTCCTACTTTAAAATTATTTAACTTTGTTAGTTCTGGCACTATGTATAATCCTATCATCACACTTGCAAAAGGTATTCCAATTGCGAGGTATGAGTTATTGAAAGTCAAAAAACTGTCAAATGTAATAGGGTCTATACCTATTTTTGCAATCATGCCTCCAAATAAAAACAGTATTATTGTAAACAATTTATTTTGTTTTGTCAATAGTGTAATCATTATAATTGCAGCTGCAACAATAGCTGTCTGTAATACACTATTATAAAATCTAAAAACTTCTATAATCCAAGGCAATACAAAAATAAAAACAGTAGTAGCAAATATAACTCCTACTGTACTACTTACAGCGTTAGAGGCAACTGCTAGATTACCAAAACCTTTTAAGAATAATTTGTGACCATACCTTGCAGTACTCATTGCTGTGGCGTCACCAGGTATACCATACAGAATAGCAGTTACACTATTTGTATAATTAGTTGCAATTAAAACTGTTATGTAATACATCATAACATTGACAGGTTCTATATGCGTTAAGAAAGGATATAGAGTTGCAGTTGCAACAAAAGGTCCTGCACCTGGTATCACACCAAATATTACACCACTTAAAGTGCCTATAACAGCCCAAAATATTGTATCAAACATTAAAAGTATTTTCTAAAGCCTAGATTAAAAGTTCTATCGTATTGATTATAACCATCTGGTCTTTCGTAAGACTTATCAAGGACGTTGTTTATACTCCAAAAGAAAGTAGTATTGTCAACATCAATGTTGTAACCTATATCAAATGTTTCAACAGCAGGCATATCTTTTCTTGCATATGTTGAAGCGTCAATGTCTTTGTGTTTACCAAAGTAATTAAAGTCAACATAGAAGTTATCATAATATACTGTTGATGTATTCTGCCAGTTAGGTCTTCTTAACATGTCTTTATCGTCACCATCTTTTGATACTGTATAAGATAAACTATTATTCAATTGTATCTTACCATATGTAAATGTATTGTTTAATTCTACACCATGTTGATTACTTTGTTTAGTATCGTTAACATAAGTGTTTGTATCATACTTTAAAAGATTATCTATTTCTGATTCAAAATAAACAAATTTATGACCATCTGATTTGTAACCTATTTCCCATGTCTTTGATTTTTCAGGTACCAAATTACTGTTACCTAAAAACCCATAATTGTTTTTACCATACATCTCGTAAACTGTAGGTGCTTTGTAACCTGTAGAATAACTTAAATGTACACCATCCTTTTCTATAGCAATTCTATGTGTATATTGATCGTCAAATGTATTAGGTGTATCTAATCTAACACCACTATGAAAGAAGACACCACTATCAAGTTGTTTATCTAAATTGATATAGTAACCATGATTATGTCTTTCTTTATCTACAGTTGAATCATAACCTGCAATGTTAGTATCAAAATCTATCTCTTGTAGATTGTGTTCAAAACCTGTAGTCAATGATAATGTTTCTTCTGGATGAAATGTATGACTAGCGATAAATGTTTCTTGGTCTGAATTGTAAATATCTTTTGTACCTTTATCGTCATATGTTCTTTTATGTTTTGATTTCTGAAAAGAAAACTCGGTATCTTTACTTTGTAAAGAAATGTATTGATTGTTGAATTGCCATTTAGATGTATAGTCAGTATAGTCTGTAGATTTATCTAAATCTGATTTGTTTACAGTTTGAATTATATTTGACTTCAACATCCATTTGCCTAGAAACTTCTCAACTTGAAAGATATAGTTTCTATCAGCGATACCATCTTTTTCTGTACCATCTACTACAGATATACCATCAGCAGTTTCATTCTCTACTCTAAAGTCTATAATAAAACCTTTTGAGTAATCTGCTTTACCAAGTTTTATTACTTGTGTTTTTTGACCAAAACTACCACCAGATAACTCAATATAATTTAAACCATTTGCCTGTGTAACCATATTGATAACACCACCTATTGCATTAGGTCCATAGATACTACCCATAGGTCCTTTGATTACTTCAACTCTATCTACACCAAGAAAACTATGAGCAAATAAGTCTTCAGTCCCATTCGGTGTTGAGTGATCTTGTATAGCGATACCATTAAGTGTAATAAGAGTATGGTTTGAATTTGTACCTCTCATAAATGTAGAAGTTAACTGACCATCAGGACCAGATTGTACAACGTTCAAAGAAGATACTTTTTGTAATTCGTCTTTGTCTGCTGATACAACTTCATATGAATATGTTTTATGAGTTAGATCGCTTGAGTTTCTAATAAATGATTTACAGATATAGATAATAAGAGTACCATCTTCATCATATTGTGGTCTATCACCTCTACAGTCATCTGCTTTAGCGCTTGTAAAACTAATTAGTAATACAAATAATGTGAGTAATATTTTATACATAATTTTCCTATCATAACACATATCAAACTTGATACCAAAAGATTAAAATCAAAAGGTATTGCTTGTATGTAAGTTTGTAATAAATTGCCACCGTATGAGTACCATACAGCGAAGTTAACAACAACATGCCAAATCAAAACGCCTACAAACGTTGCTGTTATACTATTACTTATATGTCTGCCTAGTAGCACGAAAATCAACATACAACCATAGACAGGTATCATTAGGCCATGAAAACCTAAAAACACATCTTTAAATAACATTAAAGATAATGGTATGCCATATTGTATTCTTTGATTACTTGTAATACTAGGTAATAATATTGCAATAGCAAATAAAGGCGTTATATTCATAATAATTTTTTATACTTTTCTGTTTGTTTGCCAGTTATCTTGGCAATAGTTCTAGGCCATGGTCCTGTGTTAGCAGTACTATGTGGTATGTTTGCCCAATCAAACCATATTACATCACCTGCTTTCCATGGTGGTACATATGTATTTCCGAATTGAATAATATGTCCTGGTTTCCAATCTTCTAACATAACAAAAACTCTACCCCATTCAGGATCAGTTGCTCTGCTTGATGATTGGTCTTTTCTTTCTTTTCTTAAACCTGTTAAACTATCAATATGTAAATGTAACATCATACCAGTAGTTTGAGTTTGTATATTAACCTGTGCGTCTTCTAAACCTAACTTGTCTGCTAGACCACATAATATAGGACACTCTTTCTTTGTTGCAGTCCACATTCTATAGATTACAAAGTCTTTAGGTATACCCCAATCTTCTACTAGTTTATTTTCATACTCATAATCAAAATGATCGCCACCTGGTTTTACAGGACTAGGCCAATAGAAATCATATTGTTGCTTGTTTGCATATTCTAATTCCTTTGACCAGTCCTCATAAATGTTTGTAACTGTTTTAAAGTATTTACCATGATCGCTTTCTCTAAAAGGATTGAAATCATAATTACTTTGTTTAACAGTTATATCCCACCTGTTCATGCCATGCTCCAAAATGCTTTGTTATTTGTGAATAGTGTGCCTTCGTAGTATTTAATTTTTACTCTCTCAAACCAAAACTTTAAATCTACTACTAAAGTTATTCTATCATTTTTATTTTTCAAAGATTTAGCAGTTCCGTGCATGTAATTCGCACTATAAATTATAGGCGTATTATTTGTATGCTCTACTTTTTCTACTATCTGGTCAAACTGATCTATGAATAGTATTGGTGTCTTTGACCAATCATCATCTGGTTCATCACATATAACAGGAAATTGTAGTTTAGTAAAGTTTTCAAAGTCCCAATGATTTGGTATACCACCTGGGTGTACTCTACTAAAATATATTCTATCTTCATCTATATCAACGTTTATATTTTTTTGTAGTTGTTTATAAAATTCATGTGTACGATCAAACGTATTGTTTTCATCTATAGGCCAGTATTGTGGTAACTTATCTTGTCTATGTACCCACTTTGTTTGATCTATCGTGTTATAGAAATCTACAATCATTTCTTTATCAAACTTTAGTGTCTTGGCTTCTACAGAATAAAAATCACTCACTTGATACTCCTATGTTTTTTGTATTCTTACTTAACCATGTGCCGTCTATTGCTCTCTTGTACATTTCTGTAGGATGTGTGTGTATGTTTACAGAAAATACAACTCTTTCTTCCTCATCATCTATAGGTGTAGGTACAGCATGTAAAACTCTGCTATCAAAAAATACAGGTGTACCGTTATCGTGTATTTTACTTTTCTCAAAGTTAAATCTTTCTATTTCTGTATAGTTTTCTGTTGCGAATATTTGAGGTGTAAGATTAAACTTACCTTTCACAGGAAACAATACAGCACCCCAACGTCTATGGTCATAGTGTAGATTAATACCACCTGGTGGTAATTTAGAAAAGAAACACCATGGTTTCTTTTTTTCAACTCCTCTTTCACTACTGCCTACAAAATCTAAAGTACTATTTTCTACAATATCTTTCCACATATTTTCATATGGTATATTTCTACATTCTTCAACCGTCCATGTTACACCAGTTACACTAGTACCATCTACCCAATCACTAGGTTTTAGACTATCTAATACATCTCTTAACCATTGCTGATCGTAGTAGATATTATGACATTTGACGTAGAAATTACCTTGTTCAAACATGACTCATCTCACAAAATATTCTGTACATAGGTGGTCTATATAAATTACAATGGTCGTAATCAGTTTTGTTTATTTTTAAACCTACATGACCTGCAAGTGTATTTACAGCATGTTCAGTCCAGTTAAAGTACCATGTGTACTTCCAATCTCTATCTGCAAAATAAAAGGCACTATTTTTATGTGCGTGTTCTAAATCGCCATGTATCCAAGTATGCCCATGTGGGTGATCTGGTTGAAATACTTTATAGTAATTATGAACATGTGACCATAATAATAGGCCACTAGGTGCTAAACATTTTTTTAATGTCATAAAGTTTCTATATTGTTCGTCATAAGTATACCAGTTTTGAGAACCAAAACATATAATTACATCCCATTTTATATCATCAGCAGGTTTAAAATCTGCTTGACTACACAATATATCTGCTTCTTTTCTGTAAGGGTCAACACCTGTAACATTGTTTAAGTGTTTCTTATATTCATTTACACCACAACCCATATCTAATATTGTAAGATTAGGTCTTTCTTTTTGCATTGCTTGTAATCTTTTAACAAGAGCTTCGCCTCTTATATTCCATTTGTTCGTTATAGGTTTATCGTTTACGTCATTTATTTCACCTACGACACCTGTTGTGCTTGTACCATTTTCTGCTACAAAATAATTATTTTGATATTGTTCGTCTATTTCTTTTACGAAATCGCCCATAGTTTTATCTTGCCAATCAACAGGACCACCAAGACGTATAGGGTATTCTTTATCTCTTACTTTCATAGAAAATTCTTTTTGACAAGCAAGAATAAATTCCATTGTAAAAGGTAATTGTTTGATAGGGCTATCTACTGATATGTTCCAATAGAACATTTCCTCTACTTTATTCCAGATTAATTTGTTTATCATATTTTTCTCCAAGACTCACTAAATCTACCTCTAACGTGTATATCTCTGAGCCATTCCATTTTATCATCAATAGGTCTGAAATCATTTTTGTTGCGATCAATAATCTCATCATATTCAGGATACATTTCTTTGAATACATCAAATATATTATTCTCGGTATAGAACAAGTGAGAATAAGCTGTATCTGTATAATAATTTATATCTTTATTAAGTATCTTATATCCAATGTCTTTGTACTCATTAAGTGCTTTAAAATAATGTTCTCTAACATCTAGTTTATGTTTCATAAATGTTTTATTCTTAAATAGTTTTGAATATATGTCTTTAAACAATTCACTTCTATTACCATTAATTTCATAATAACAATCAGCATGATATTTTGCAAGACCATACCAATACATTGGTATTAAAAAACTTCTACTATAAAAGAAACCTTCAAAGACTTGATCTCTTGTCATCTTATCTGTTGCAACAGCGATTTCATCTATTACATCATTGTTATATGGCTTTGCTGTACCTTTTATATTCTGCCATATCATTTCAGGAAAACCTGTATTAAATTCTGTATTACTTAATCTACTTAAAGTATTAATCTGTATCATATCAAATGGTGCAGGCATGTCAACTATTTCATGTAGACCATATTTAAATGTTTCTAAACTATCGCCAGGCAGAGGAAAGATTAATTCTGTATATGATGAAACGCCTTTGTCTTTTAAATCTTTTATGATAGGTTTGAAACTTTTAATATCAAACGCATTTCTTCTATTGACATTATCTAAAGTTTCAGGATTTGTAGATTGTAAACTAAAACCAAAAGTGTCATCTACATTTGCGTCTTGTAATTTCTTTGCTAACTTCATTATCTTTTCACCATGTGTTTTTGCCCACGTAGGCATAAATCTACCATTAAATTTACCTGCTTTCTTTTGTTCTACGACAAAATCTACAAGTTTTTCATCTCTAGGAAAAATACCAAAGTTAGAGTCTGCAACATCAATAGCACTTATGTTTCTATCACACATCCACTTTAATTCTTTTAAACATTTTTCTGTTTCAAACATTTGTATCTTTGTATATTTCTTATGGCCTATATCACAGAAAGAACAGGTGTAAGGACAACCTCTATTGCCTTCAAATATTGCTCTAACTTTTTGATTGTTGCCTTCTAGTAAACTATCAAAGAAACCATTAAGATAAGGACTAGGTATCATTTTAGGGTCGGCATATTCTGCCTCAGCTGCATTGTTAAAATCTTTTGTAACAACACCTGGTATATTAAGATCATCATCTACTAACAATCTTCTCATTGTTTCTTCACCATAATATGCTAACACAGCGTCAACTTCAGGATGTTTTTTACACCATTCAGACGTATATTGTGGTTCAGGTCCACCTACAACTATTCTACATTTAGGATACTTTTTCTTTACTTCTTTTAATACGTCATATGTTTGTTTCCAGTTCCACATATAACAACTTGCAGCTATGAAGTCAGGATCAACTATATCAATCTCTTTGTTCCACCATACACCTGCAAGTTTATATCTCTTTCGTACTTCTTCAAACTGATTACAATAAGACCAAATTGTACCTACTGCTTGTGGCAGATAGGCTGCGTCTGTACCTAAAGGTATTTGTAGAAAATAGAAGTTACGCATTTTTGAAATTCTTTGTGTCTGTCCATATAGTCTTCTTGTCAATCTTATCAAACAACTTATCAACCCACTCAAATAAATCCATCATCAATACCCAACGAGGTCCTGTATCAGTTAATTGTCTAGGCACAGCATGTAACATACGTGTATTGAATATAACAGGACTATCAACTATAAATGATTCTACTGGATGATTGAATTGATCGTAAAAGTATTGAGGTGTATTTTCAAAATCACCTTTCAAAGGTATACCTAGATTGCCCCACTTGTTATGGTCAATATGGTTTACTAACCCACCAGGTTTCACATTACTAATAAAAAATGATGGTCGTTTAAATTCTGTATTAAGACCTTCATATAATTCATTTAGTATAGGAAATTGTTTAGGGTCTAAAGGAAGTTCTTCAACATTCCAAAGTAAACCATTTTGATCGTACCCTTGTCTCCATGTTGCTCTTTCAGCATATTCAATTATCTCATTGAAAACTTTTTTATCGTATTGTAAATTAAATTTTTTATGATACCACATTATGCAAACCTATATTGTTCTATTAGTGTTTTAAATAATTCATCATTAAACTTTAAACAAAATACACACATAATTATATCTTCAGCAGTACTGAATACAGAATGTCTTTTGTTTGCGTTGAAGTAATACAAGGTGCCATCTTCTACATCTCGTACCGTATCTTCATATATAAATTTTAAATCTTTTTTATTACAATTATTGATAAACGCAATCAATCTTATTTCTTCGTAACCAAATTCTATTTTGTTTATATCATAGTGTTCAGGAAAATATCCACCTGTGTTTAGTTTTAGAAAATGACATCTCCCTAACCAAGGTTTCCATGGTTCAATGAGTTTCTGTAATTCTTCCGAGTTCTTATATACTTCGGTGTATTCTTTTATATGATGATTTGTAATACTTGTGCCATTTATTTTATTGTATTGTAATAAACTATCTAAATCAGGTATGCCACTTAACCCACCATCTAAACTAGTAATACTTAATCCCCACCTATTGTTTGGGTTTCTTAAATTGTAAGGTTTCCAATCATCTTTATAAGGCTCAATGTCTTTCATTATTTGTTTAGAGTTAATCTTTTGTTTCATTTGTAACCAATCACCCATAAATAAAAGTCTTTGAAGCGCTTTATTAGTTCTTGTTTCACTACTCATACAAATTTTATCCTTTTGTTTTTCTCATTCTGTTCCCAGTTTACTAAAGTACCATCTAGTAATCTTTTCTCTATATCTTCATAACTGTTATGTCGCCAAGCACAAGTTATAATAATTCTATTCTTTTCTGTTTTGTTTTCAACACCATGTATTTCAGGACCTTTAAATATCCAAGGTGCAAATTCTTTTGTCAATCCATTTTTTTCATATGTCATTCTATACTTTTCTGTACTTCTATCAAAACTATCATAGAAGACTTGTGGACTTGTATCACTAAACTCACCTCGTATTGCAAAGTTTAAAGCAGTAGGTCTGTTTCTATCTTGGTGTGGTGGTGCACCACCTATTGCTGTTTGTGTGTACAATACAGTATCAAAAGATATTGCAGGTGTAAAAAGTTTTATCAACTCATAATGAAACTCACTAAAAGGATAGTTTTTACATTCCCTTCTAGCGTTAAATGCCTCTTGTACAGTCCATCTTATGTGGCCACAATCAAACAGATACCAATTTTTCTCGTCTATACTCTCTAAATGATTTAATAGATATTCTCTATCATACCAAAGAGATTTTAGCTCACGACAATACGGTGCTGATCTTGTTTCTTCCAAGGACGTCAACCTTATCTCTGGCGTTATCATTAAACCTTTCATAATTCGTTTGTATAATTTCTAAATATTTTATCATTGTATCAGCGTCTGATACTTGAAAACACGTCATAGGATTGTGTGTAAAGTCTTCATACTTACAATGTTTCATAATTAGATTGTCTATAACCATAGCGTATCTATGACTACAATTTCCTAAACCTTCTTTGCTCATATCCTCTAACATACCTATAGATTTAGCCCAATCACCATTAGGGTCAGGTAAGTTTTTTAAGTACGATAAATTTTCTGATGTGTAATATGCGTTTTGTACGTAGCAATTATCAACACTTGTAAAATACACTTCATCAATACCTAGGTCTCTTATCTTGCTGTAATAGAAGTCGTATGCTTTTAAATGTGTGGCTGCATACTCAACAAGAAATACGCCAGGCAATCCTATTAGTAATATCTTTTTATCTTTAAATAATTCGTGTGTAGAATACCAGTTTGTGGCTGCACTATCTTTGTGCATAGTTTTTATATCTGGTATTATATCGCCAACTCTTATCATAACATAATCTCCTTTGATTTCAAAAAACATCTCTTGGCTTTTCTTCCCCACCAGAATAAATGCTTTGAGTGGTCTACTATATCTTTATATTTATAAACGGCTACAGAAACGATATTGTTAACTGAAACTAATGGTTTGTTATCGTAGAACCAACTATACCAATTTTTGTTAAATTGTTTTTCTATACCATCTCTTTCATATGTGTCAATAATGTGCTTGTTAAACTGGCACACTTCTGAAACATTTATTTTATATTCTCTTTTACATATGTCTATTATTTCTTCATGTACCTCGTCTATGTTTTTATACAAGAAAGAAGCTGTTGCACCATTATCTTGTATATGAAAATCATCGCCACCTTCTATAGTTCTACCCCATGTTTTATTTTTAAATAAACTATCTCTTAAACTATTTGTGTGATTTATATATTCTTCATTTAATATACCAACACCATCTTTACTATACTCAAATAGTTTTTTGTAAAAATCTATAAATGGTATATTGTGTTCTCGGTTTAAATATGTAGCTGCAACTTGACTAACACCATGATAGTGATGAGGTATTACAAGACCTTTAGCAAAAAAATACATATCAATATAATCTTGTTTACTATAACTTTTACTTTCATATGCAACTAAATCAATCTCACCATTACTATCTTTAGGATAAGTATTACCTCCTGCAGGTGCAGCTGTTTGTGTATATTTGAATCCGTATTTGTTTTTATATTCAGGATCAGAAAAAGGAGTATTAGGTACAATACTTAAAGGGTGTACTGTTAACGCATGGTCACTTCCTAATTCTAATATCTTACCTATACCTTCTATCCATGAGTCTAGTGTTTCTTCAGGTAAACCTACAATTAACTCACAATAATTATCAACGCCTGCTTTGTTGTAGTCGCCAACAATTTGTTCTAGTTTTTCATTTGCAAGATTAATTCTTTTGATTGCTTTTAGTGTTTTAGGATTCATACTTTGTAAAGCAATTGTAACACCACGTCTTATCTTTGCTTCTTTGTTAAGTATTTCACCTAACTCTACAATACGTTTTGGTTGTTGTTTTGCTGTACTATAATCTATCTGTCTAGGATAACCAGTTTCATTTCTACATTTAGCAATATGTCTTATGAAGTCAACATCTCTATTAAACATACCTACATTACTATCGCCAAAGTATAAGAAGTCAATTTTATTTTTTACAACCCAATCTATCTCACCTATTACTCTATCATAATCAAACATGGCAATCTTATTGTAATATAAATCTTGTTGATCGCAGAAAGAACAACTATATGGACAACCTCTATTAGTTTCTATAATAGCACTATATTGTTTACCAGGTTCCATAAGACTATCCATTAACCCACTTAAATAAGGACTTGGTATATCGTTTAATTCTTTATCTGGTTTAGGTGGCGTGTAAGATTCTTTTGTCATTACGCCTGGGTATGTATAGTTACCTTTTAGTATTTCAGCAAATGCTCTTTCACCTGCATATGTAACTATAATATCGCATAGGTCAGTATTGTCTTCTAACCAACTTTGTTTGAATGGCACTTGTGGTCCACCCATTACTATTTTGCAATTAGGATATTTCTTTTTGACTGCTCGTGCTAACTGACAAGTTATGTCCCAGTTCCACACGTATGTTGATAGTGCTAAAATGTCAGGATTGTCAATCTTTTTTAGATAGTCCTCTACGGATTCTCTTTCAAAAAAGATGTCGCCTAGTTCCCAATCTGTTACCTGTGTCTTACAATATTCCCAAATATATGCAACACTTAATGGTAAAAATATAGCGTCAGCAATTAGATTGTTTATTTGAGTAAAATATACCTTTTTCAAGTTTAATTCCTTAATTCTCTACTCTACTCTCTATTGATATTTATACATAAATATGTTATAATTAGTTATGAAAAACGTAAATATAGTATGTACAAGTAAACCAGGTGATGGTCTGTTTCATTATAGTTATGAACATTGTTGTTTTCTCAACGATCTAGGTATACCCACCAAACTTATAATCATACCAAACAAAAAACATACAGAGCAAGATTATATAGACGCCATTAATGAGTGTTATACAAAATGTGAAAATATAATCTTTAATGATTATATGCCAAAGTCAGATGATGTAACTTTGATAATGGGTAGAAGTATGTTGACACTTGCATACCTAGATTATAATAGTTATACCGAAGAACAAAAACTAACATTGCATAGTTTGTTCGGTGGTAAACTCATATCTGTATATTCAGAAAATCATATCAAAGAATATCCTATTGCACTAGAACACTTTAATTTCGCACCAGAGAAAGTTGTTGATCTATGCGACCACGAGGTTTATGTAAATGGTGTAGGCAAACAATTTGAAAAGATAATAAATTTTAGTATATATAAACCAGTAGTTGATGATATAAAAGTTAAGCATTTGTTTTTAGGAACAAATAGAACATACTATAGAGAAGTTGAAAGACACATAAAAGATTATCCAGATCATGGTATTTTAGCATATAAGGACAAGTATATAAATGAAAAACGTAATCACTTATTTGTACCTGTTAAAAATTTACTAGGAATATTTGACACATATGTTTACACAAAACCTAACTTTGATCCTGCACCTAGAATAATACAAGAATGTAAGTGGTTAGGAAAAGAAGTGATTTATTTAAGAGATAAATCTATTAAAGATGGTGGACCTATATATTGGGAAAGACCTGCAAAATGTTTAACTGAACAAAAAGATAAGATAGAAAATTTATTAAGATGGATAGAGAAGTTATAAGCGATACAAGTCCTATTTCTTTTTTTAGGCGTCCTAGAAATGGTATTAACGTTGATATTAGTTTTAGATGTCCTTTAGAATGTATGAGATGTCAAAGACAAACTAACTTTACATTTCATGGTAGAAAAGTATATGGTAAAGACGCAACAATGGATGAAGTAAAAAAATTAGCAGCTCACTTTACACAATTAAATTTTTGTGGTCAGTTATCTGATCCTGTTCACCATCCTAAATTCCCAGAGATATTAGAGTATTTGTATAAGAATGGTAATGAGGCTTCAATACATAATGCGTCATCAGCTAAATCAGAAAAATTTTATATAAAATGTTTTGAGGCACATCCTGACGCAAAATGGATATTTGGTATAGATGGTATGCCAGAAGAAAGTAGTATGTATAGAGTTAACCAAGATGGTGAAAAACTATTTAAAATAATGTTAAAGTCAAAAGAGTATCTAACAAAATCACCATCATGGCAATATATCGTGTTTAGTTATAATGAACACAATATACAAAAGGCAAAAGACCTTGCAAAAAAACATGGTCTTATGATGATTATGTTACACTCGTCAAGGTGGATGGCTGAAAGTGATCCATTAAGACCTAAATCAACAGAATACAATTTACAATTTCAAGGTTATACTAGAGATGAGTAAGTATAAAGGCAAATTTGTTGCTCAATGTATGAATGGTAAAATGCAATTGGCTATGAACAATAGAGGTGTTTTAATGCCTTGTTGTTGGTGTGACCATGAGCATACGTTAAGTACGCCTTTGTTTAAGAAGATGGAAAAAGTTAGTAAAGTAGCAGAAGCAGATAGTATTGAAGATATATTATTTTCAGATGAATGGCTAGAGTTTGAAAAGATAATGAGAGAAGGTGAGGCAGGCGATACAAGTAGAGTACCTGAAAATTGCATGTATCATTGTAGTGGTAGAGGTGAAGATGAAGAAAAAGTTAAAATAGAACATCACATAGACGAAATAGGAGAGTCGATAAACAAACATAAAGCATGAAAAAATATTTAATAGTAAGTGGTTGTAGTTGGGGTGATCCTAACTTTATTTCAGCAGAACATCCTGATATGGATACGTCTTGGAAAATGTGGCCTGAAATATTAGCAGAGAAGTTAGATATGCAACTTATAAATCTTTGTAAATCAGGACAAGGACAAGAATATATCTATAGCTCATTGATTGATAGATTACAAACTATACCTACTAATCAAATAGGATTAATGATAGCTGCATGGTCAACAGCACCTAGACGTGATTATCAAATGTCAGGATTTCAAACAAGAAAACAATTATGGACTGCCGATCAATTTGATTGGCGTGGTTGTATTGAATATTGGATAGATAGAAGTATGAGATATTATTACTCGTTTCAATCTGTTATGGAATTACACCGAATACCTTACAGACAAATACAAATGGTTCACTTGTACACAGGTTATATGTGGGAACAATTAAAAAAAAGATCAGGTCATCCTACACATAAAGATAATGAAGACCTTTTACAAGGTGATGACTATGTATTTAAACAAGAGTATAAAAAAATGTGCAAAGAACAAATATTAAGTAATCCTTATTATAATAAAATAAATAAAAACTTTATTGATTGGGATAGAGTTAGCATACCAAGTGAAGTCAATAGATTAGGACCTAATTATATAGAAAGAATATCAGAAAGAGATAAACATCCAAATGAAAACGGCCAAAAACAGATAGCGAGGTTAATATATGACAGGTTGGGATAGAGAATATCTAGCAAATAAAAATGAATATTTAAAACTTTTTGATAATGTTATGCAAAAAGAAAACGAAAGAAACGTAGAGTTTTTAGAAAAACGTATTGCAAAAACTATTGGTAGAAAATTTGCAGTTGCAGTAAATAGTGGTACAGACGCTTTACATTTTTCACTTATCGTAAACAATATAGGACCTGGTGATGAGGTATTAGTTACAAACTTTTCTTGGATATCTTCAGCGTCAGTTGTATCAATGGTAGGTGCAACGCCTGTATTCTGTGACGTAGATTTAGAAACAAATCATATATCAGTTGATAGTATGAAACGTATGTATTCAGATAAAGTAAAAGCAATTATATATCCACACTTGTTTGGTAATATATCTGACATGCAATATATTCAAAAGTTTTGTGAAGAAAAAAATATAAAACTTATAGAGGATGCTTGTCAATCGTTTGGTGCAAATAGAAATGGTCAATATGCAGGTACATATGGCGATGTTTCAACATTAAGTTTTAATGCAAACAAACCAGTTGCAGGATTGGCTGGGGGTGGTGCGTTTCTTACAGATAATAAAGAAGAAGCGAATTTAGTTAGAAAGTTAAGAAGACACGGCAACAATGAAGTACTAGGATATAACTCTAAAATGTTAGCAATCAATGCTGAGTTTATTAATTTTAGAATGGACAAAATGCACGAATGGCAAGATATGAGATTTAGAGTTGCAAAAAGATATACTAATAATCTAAAAGATTTACCTGTGACTATACCACATGTAGATGAAGTGGTAAATCATTGTTATCACAAATACGTAATTAGATTAGAAAACAAAGAAACTAGGGATAATTTACAGAAAAGACTTAACGCTAATGTACATTATCCTAAACCTATATCAGAAAACCCTATGTATAAATCTATTCTAAATAGGAAAGATAACTGCTTGAATAGTCAATTAATATGTGATACAATATTAACATTGCCTATTCATCCATATTTAACAGATGATGAGATTGATAAAACTTGTACAAGTATAATGATGACGGTATGAAAATAATAATTAGTCCTGACATAACCACATTTTGCTATATTGATGAACATGATAATATGGTTGATATAACAGATCAGATACCATACAGATTAAGAGAATTTGTAAAACGAATGAAGTTTATCTTTGACGATAAAATAATCATAGACAGGTCTTATACAGAAAAAGAAAATGAAGATGTTTACGAGTATCTTATAGAGAAAGCTTATGAAACAAAAGATTATTGTTTCAAAAAAACTAAATTTAAACCTAGACCTAAAGAAAAATTGTTAATTGCATTTAATAAATTATTCTTTAATAAATTTGATAATAGATGATTAATTTAAAAGAAATACAACAGAATTATTTGGCGATAGATTTTTTTATGTCTATGTCTTGTAATAAAGATTGTCATTATTGTACATCATACACTTTAGAGATGAGAAATTTGACGGTTGACCTTGACTTTTTAAAACGAGTATTACATTATTTAAGAAATTATAAAATACGTGTTTGTTTACTAGGTGGTGAACCTGGTCTAATAAAAAATTTAGATGATGTTATTGCTGAAGTAAAAAAGAATCCTAATCACGTGCCTTCAGTACTTTCAAACTCTTTTGTACGTAAAAGATATCCACATATACTAAAAGATCCTGATATACTTTATGTTGAACATAACATATTAGATTTTTACGAAGACGGAATTAAAAAACTAGGTAATTTAGATAAGTTAGCACCTTATGGTTTTATACAACCAAATGAATATAACAATTACAATCTATGTGTAAAAACACCTAATTACTTTAAATACAAAGATAAGTTTCCTGAAGAAATGAAAATGTTAAATCATAAAAACACAATGTGGAAATCATTTAATGGTAGAACACCTAATAAAGATGATGTATTAGCAGTACACACTCAAGCTGCAGAAATAGATCGTAAGATGTGTGCTGCTTTTCCTATGGTGCCTGTTATTGATTTTGAGAAAAGACATATAGTACATTGTAGTAAAAAGTTTGCTAACAATCCTATTGTTTCAAGGAACTTTGAGATCACACAAGAAAACATAGACAAGATGATGAATTTTAGATTATTTAAATATGAGAACTATTGTAAAACATGTATGGAATGGGTAGAACCTAAAGGTCACTTTCCATTATCAAAATATGAGGCTATACTAAATGAATAAAATATATGCAGTTGCTTTAAATTTACACGATCACAATACCTATGATGGTGTACATCATAATCAAAGAGAAAGACACACACGATTTAAACATAACTTACCATACAAGGCAGAGGCATATGCTCATCAATCAGATATACTTAACGTAAGTGATTATACCTTGAATGATGAGTTTACTGAAGATTATTTTAAAAAACCAGATGACGCTATACTAGCATTTACATATACGTTTGGTGGCATTAGAAAATCAAAACAAGAATTATTAGATACAGTACTTAAAGGCCATGATAAAATATTTGAATACGATCCTAAAAAATTATGGGATCACTATTACAAAGATGATATTTACTTCATAGATCATCATCAATCACACGCCGCTTATGCACTTATCAATTCAGGTTATGAAGAGTCTGATATACTTGCGATAGATGGTATAGGTTCTAAATTTAGATGTGTATTCTTTGACAAAGAGCAAAACTTAATTGATCTATCAGATAAGTTACCTATTGGTTGGTTATGGAATCACATGTCAGGCCTTACAGGTTTTGGTACACTTGGTGCAAGTAAACTTATGGGTAAAGTAGGATATGGTAAGTTTAGTAGATATTACTATAATATGTTTGAAATAATACTAGATGGTCCTATTACTGAAAAAAAACAAGAACATTTTAAAATGATTGATATACAAACGCATGGTGTAGATGACTTGGCATATACATTACAAAAATTTACTTTAGATAGAATAAAAGAACATGTATATCCATTAAAGACTTGTGATAACTTATGTATTGCAGGTGGCGTTGCTTACAATGGTTACATGAATGAAGAATTTACTAAACATTATAAAAATGTATTTGTACCACCTGCTGTTGGTGATGAAGGACAGGCTATTGGTGCATATCAACACGCTGATTTTGTCTTAAATGAAAATATACATAAATCAGAATTGTATGCTGGTAAAAAGTATGAGTATGTAGGAGTAGAAAAAGTAAATTACAAAGAAGTGGCACAAGCAATTGCTGATGGTAAAATAGTAGGTTGGTTTCAAGGTAAATCAGAAAGTGGTAATCGTGCATTAGGTAACAGGTCAATACTTGCAGACCCACGTAATCCTGATATAAAAGAAATTATTAATAACACAATAAAATTAAGAGAAGACTTTAGACCTTTTGCACCTGTAGTATTAGAAGAACACTACAAAGAATATTTTGATACAAGAGGTGGTCCTAGTCCTTATATGTCTAGGATATGTAAAGTAAAAACTAAACTAGTGCCTGGTGTTACACACGTTGATAATACGGCTAGAATACAAACTATAAATAGGAATGATAATGAAAAGTTTTATGATATAGTGAACGAGTTTTATAAGATAACAGGCATACCTATGTTACTCAATACGAGTTTCAATTGCCAAGAGCCAATCGTAGAAGCACCTCATCACGCATTAAGAACTTTTAGAAGAACTGCTTTAGATTTGCTCGTTATAAATGAATGGATTATAAGAAAATGATAGAAAGAGAAAATTTAAAATATCTAAAAAATATTGTTGACTTACAAAATAAAAATGTAAACTATAGAACACTTGACGATATTGTTTATTGTATAAAAGAGGACGATCAGTTTGGTTTTATGCACAATATTTTAAGTGCTACAAATGATAAACTAGATTATAGATTACTTGATAATGTATTGACTACAATTAAAAAAGAGTCAGATGTTGAGAATATTCTCATGGATTCATTTAGTACACCACAAGTAAATGCTAAAATGAATATTATAAATCACGTAGATAAACTAGGTTTAATAAATGAACAATCTGAAATAGTTATATTTGCAGGTTGGTTTGGTAGTATTTTTGTACCAGCGCTAGCGCCAAGAGTTAAAAAGATAACTTTGATTGATATGGACGAAAGGGTTATTAATGTTGCAAAAAATAGATTATTTATGGACTATGAAAACGTAGAGTTTATAGTAGGTGATATATTTGAAACATTTAAAAAAGAATACGAAACTACTGATCTATTCATTAATACTTCTTGTGAACATATGAGACCTATGTCTGAATGGGGGCCTAAAGGACCTAGATCATTATACAAAGACTCGCCATTTGGCGAACCAGTTACACGTAAAGTACCATGGTGGACTAGAATGAAAAAAGGTGCTCATTTTGCTTTTCAATCAAACGATATGTTTAATATTGATACACATATAAATTGTGTAAATGATATAAATGAGTTTGAAAGACAGTTACCTGAAAATGCAAAAGTTAAAGTTAAAGATGAAATTAATGATGAAAGAGGAACAAGATTTACGTTAATAGGTGAAATATGCAAAGAGTAGTTTACAGTTTATACATTGATATACCAAAAGAAGAAATAGATATATTTGATAAAAATTTACTTAAAGAAGGTGATACACCTATTAATATTAATACGAAAAATAAATTTAAAATACATTATGGTCAACTTTGTGCTTGTAAAGAATATTATGCTAAAGAAATAGGTGCCGACTTTAAAATGTTTGAGTACGGTCCTGATTATATTGTATATTCAAATCAACTAAAAGAAAAGTATCCTTATCTTACAACTTACAATATAATAAACTTTTACAAAATACATTTAATGTATCAACTAGGTAAAACCTATGATGAAATTTTATATTTAGATTTTGATGTAGTGCCTCTAAAAAATGATAACTTCTTTGAACATTGGGATCTCACAAAAGGTATTGCAGTTTTAAATAATAACGATAGAACGATACCGATTGAAAGGGTAACTGATACATCACAAACAATAAGAAGTCCATCATCAAAATATTTCAATGCTCAGGCAATGTTATTTGAAAAAGGTTTAAGTACAAAAAATGATGTTATCAATACAGGTATAGTAGGTATCAATAAAGAACATTTAGATAAATTAGATTATTTTAATCACTTTGAAGATAATCTTACAATGATGAAACATTTAAAAATACAAACAAGAGAAGAAGTAATATTTCCAGATGATGAAACTGGAGAAGTTAAAATAAGAAAACATAACGACAAGTATGTTACCAATATATTTCCTGATAAGGTAAGACAATACTTTGGTTGGGATAATGAAACATTATTTTCAGTTAAATTAAAAGAAAACAAAGTGCCTGTACAATGGTTAGACGATAAGTGGCATTACTTTCTATCTAGTCAAGGTTTTATACCTAAAGAAACTATATTAGTCCACGCTATCAATAAAGATTTTGACTTGTGTTGGAGAAGGTATAATGCTTAAGATATGTACGGTATACTTTGATGGTTTTTACACACCTGATTACGTTGAAAGACTACACGATAGTTTACGTAAACACTCATCAATAGACTTTGAGTTTGTATGTTTAAGTGATACAGATGTCAAAGCAGATGTAGTCCTACCTTATAATCACAATAGTAATATAGTAAAACATTGGCACAAACTAAAATTTTTTAGTCCTCAATTTGCATATCAGAATCCAGGTGATGATATAATCATTATGGATATAGATCAACTTATAGTAAACAATGTAGATGAATTACTAGGTCGTCCTGTATCAGATAATGAACTATTAACATATGGTCAATGGTGGGAAAACAAACTAGGTATTAATGGTGGTTTCTATAAGTTTAAATCAGGCAGTTTAAAATATGTATGGGATGACTTTGCACTCAATCCTGAATATTGGCAATTACATTTCTATAACGAAGGCACCGTACATAAGAAATATTATGGCGAACAAAATTATGTTAAATGGAAAATATTAGAACATAAAGCAAAATTATCTAAAACACCTAGTCAATGGATAGCAAAATATACAGATGACTTTGCAGAAAACTTAAAACTAAATCAAATGTACATGCAAAAATTCAATACTGATTTTATGATATTAGATAAAGAAGTCAACGAGAAACTAAAAGTTATACATTTTACAGGAGTAGGAAGAAAAATAAATGCGGATTATTTGTTGTAGATTTGGCGATAAGTTTAATCAATGGCACGTTGATAACTTAAAACATATGATAGATGAATACTCTGGTCTAAAGTATGATAGTTTTGAAGTTATAGAAGACGACCTATATGGCAATTGGTTTAACAAATTTCAGATGTACGATAAGTTCCGAGATGGTGAGAACCTGTATTTTGATTTAGATGTGGTAATATATGATAAGTTACCTAATCTTGTAAGAAAAGATTTTACGTTATTAGATGATACGTGGTGGAGAGAACCTGCTCATACACCTTTAAACTCATCTATAGTATCATGGACTGGTGATGTATCTTATATATGGGATAAGTTTAAAGAACAAGACTCTTTCTACGTGGATACCTACACTAGAGGTAGTGATGAATGGTACTATAAATTCATTGACTATAAAACGTATGAAAGAGTTTGTCCTTCAATTAAAGACTATATGTACAACAAACCTCCACAATTTAGTATATGTACATTAGGTCAAATGCAACATATTATGGAAGAAGGTTGGACTGGTTGGTATTCAGACTATTTTTTAAGATAGTATTTCACAAACAGCAGACAATACATCTATTTTATTTTTAGATTGTCTTAACTTTTTCTTTAAGTCTTCTTTATCTGAATCTTTAACTTTGTCTAATTCAAATACTGCTAATTTTAAAGCAAACAAGTGATCTGCGTTTTCTTCATCATTGAATAATGCGTCAACAACTTTTGGATAAAACTTCGTATCAATCTTGGCAGAATCCATGATGATACCATCTTTTTTAGCAATTCTTAAAACTGATTCTTCAAATAGTTTTCTTTCTCTCTTAACTTTTTGATATGTGTACTCATGTAATTGATCCAAAGTAATCATTGTCATAAGAGCTTTAAACGAAGGATGTTCTTCGTTGTATTCTATTATAGTTGGAATAGTTTGTGTCTTTTCTTCGTTAGTACTTAATATCTCAATGTTTTTTCTTTCATTGTCAATAAAATATGCTGTTATAAAGTTTTCTTTTAAATATTCTTCAGTTATCATTTCTGTTCTCCTTAATATAGTCATACAAATTAATTTTAGGTGACCAACCTATTTTATTTAGTAGTGTATTATCAGCAAGGTTATCTAATCTCTCGGATTGTTCTCCCACAACACGTTCACAATCAATACCAAAGTATTCAATTATTTCTACGAGATTGTTTGTAGTACCAGAACCTATATCTGTTACACCTCTTAAATTTGATTTCATCAAAGTATCTATCGCTCTCACTAAATCGTCAACGTGTATAAAATCTCTACTATGATTTGTGTTGATATAAGGAACATCATTTCTTAATATTCTTGGTATCAACATACTTTCTCTAGCATTAGGACCATACACGGTTGTAAATCTCATACCCATACTATTAGCAGGAGCAATACGTTCTAAACCATATTTACTCATTGCATATGGATTTTTCCATGGCTCGTGTGCTGTTGATGAACTTGCGTATAAGATTCTTGTGTCTTTGAAAAAATCAAAAAGTCTTTGACCTGCGATTACATTTTGTATCCAATATTCTTCAGGCCTACCTAGACTATCTCTAACGCCAGATAAACCAGCGAGATGTATAACTAAATCTACAGAATATTTGAGGTCGCAGGATAATAAATCATTACCTGTTTCTTTGTCTATGCAAATTACTTTATGATTTGTTTTTAAAAAGTTATGTAAGTGTCTGCCTATAAAGCCATCACTACCTGTTAATAATATATTCATAATCCATAATATAGTAACTTCGGGAGGAAACGAAATTACGACTTAATAATTCTTAAATAATATGTGCTTGCTGTTGTAGCAGATCCATTAGGAAACTCTTGCGCCCTATAATCATCATTGTTTACTTGTCTTGTTTGATAATTACCAGAACCATTTAAAATTGTATCTGCCATACCAGAACCTCTTGTGTTACCAGTAGCAGTTGTTCCTAGTGTATAACTTAAAGCGTATCCGTCAGATGAATCAGCAGCAGTCTTTTTAATCCAACCTAACATCAAAGAATTCCAGTTGGCAGTTGTAAATTCTTGTATGTTGTTTGATCCATCCAAATAATAAGGTTCAGTAAATGAAGCAGAAGCACCGTTTACACTATGTAAATAATAGTTTGTAATAGTAGTAGGTTGGTCTTGTGTTTCAGGAATTGAACCTGCTGAATAAGCAGATGTATCTGCTCTTGTATCTGTGAATATTGCTGTTGTACTTACGTTTGTAAAACCAGAAGCAGCAGTTGATGAAGTTGTTACCGTATATGTTCCACCTTGTTGCGTTCCTGTTGATCCAGATGTAAGTAAATCAATTGCTGGGTGTAAAAAAGTATCTTTTACGTCTGTTAAATTCATCGCCTGTATTTGTCCTGATGAATTGTAATAAACTGGGAATGTTTTTCCTGTGTCAGCAGTTGGCGTTCCGCCTGTTGCTGTAGAAGTTACTTTGTTATATGAAACTGTTACCGTTTGTGGTTCTTGTGTAGTTCCTTCTCCTGGGAATGAACTTGCACTAGTAGATTGAGCACCAGCTGATTTTCTTGTATCGTTTATAGTACCGATATTACCAGATGATCCAACCGTTAAGACCACAGATGGGTCTTGTGAATATTGATAGATTATACCATCAACTATCTCGTCTACCATAGCCGTAGTCATCTCTTGTAGATTTCCACTGCTGACGAATAAAGGTTTTCTTACTGCCATAATTTCCTCATTTTTCTTTATCTGGTACCACTCTTTTCAGTAAGTACCTCTCTTTACTTATTTATATTTATACTAATTAGGCACCTGCCGCAAACATTGTTTTTACAACAGTCCCATTAGAGTCTAAAATTCTTAATTCTACTACACTTTTCAGTTGATCCTGACCTATAGCGTCATTAGCCATATTTGCCTCAGCGATAGTATCAGCGGCAATCATAGTACCTGTAATAGTTCCTGTATCACCTGTAGTTATTACTGTACCTGAAACGTTAGGAAAATTGATTGTTCTATCTGCTGTAGGATCTACAACATTTATAGTAGTTTCGTGTGCGTCCGCTGTTGATCCTTCAAATATGATACCACCAGTAGCACGTGACGTATAATAGTATCCGTCAGTTGATACGTTTTTACCTGCAAAGTCAACAAATGATTGATTACTTGAAATCTTATCAACAGTTAGCGTTTTAGTTGCAGGCATTGTTACATCATCACTCATTGTGATAGTAGAGCCTGAACTTGCAATTGTACTGCCTGTAAATGATAACTCACCTAATGTGTGAGCACCAGTACCTGAAGCAGTAAACTCACCAGCAATTGTTACATCTTCAGTTAATGCTAAAGTTACTTTATCTGTAGCTGCTACTGTTGCTGTAACTTGATTTGCTGTACCTTGAAATAATATTGTATTACCATTTACAAGTGTTTGAGTATTTGATCCATCAGAAATCGTAAAAGATAATGCACCTGCAATAGCAGCATATAACTCATTTACAGCACCTATTACAGATGTTGCAGTAAGGTTAGAGTCAAGCGTTGCAATATCACCAAAATCAGTAGCCGATAGAGCATTAAACTGTACTCTAAAGTCTTCTAGTGTTTGTGTAGCAGATATTTGTCTTGCAGCCATTAGTTTTTAATTTCCTTTATTAGTCTTTTTATTTCAAATAATTCTTGTTTTAAAGTATTTATCTCTTTTACTGTATCTCTTAAAACGTCACTTTGTTTTTCTCTTGCCGTATACCTTGACATGTAAAGTTGATAATCACTCTTACTTACGTTAACGATAGCATTTGAGTTGGTATCTCTTACTAAACCTGTATGACCCTCAACTCTAACTTTTGCCATCTTATACCGCCAATGCTATTCCTCTCATATCTCTTAACACAGGTGGATAAGAGGAGTTACTTCCTTTCATAACAATTTTTAATTGGAATGAAGTAAAGTCATTAATATCAGTTGCCGTATATTTGTATTCTTTAAATGTTGTATCATCTTCAGCAGGCACAATAGATGAGTCAGGACTACCATCTGTATTGAAAGGTGTCCAACTTAAATCATCTAATTTGTCGCCATCTGTTGCAACTCTATAATACATTTCTACTTCAGATGTTGCTCTTATGTTTGCAGTTAATCTAATGTCTAATGCTTTTGAGTTGTTTTCTAGTAATACTGGTTTAGTACAGTAAACAGCAGCTGATGATGTTCCTGTATTTGCAGTATCAGTAACAAAATCAGGTGTGTTACTTGAACTAGGATTATTTAATCTGTTTTGAATTGTAAAGGCACTTATTCTTTGTGTGTCTAATACAGGAGAAAGTTTAGTATTTGTGGTTGTCATTTCTAATATTGTATAGAAAGATTTGCCACCAGATATACTTTCGTTTGTTTCATTTATTTCACTTGCAACCATTTGAGGTGCTGTGAAAGCAATATTGTCGTTATTAATAACAGCAAGTTTATTTGCAGCTGTTGTTAATGTAAATTCTGTTTCTGATCCATGTACTGATCTACCAGTTGTTGTTCTTACATAGTAATCTATGTTTGTGTCTGGTAAAGTTACTGTTTGAATACCACCTAGGTTTAATACATCAAACACTCTATTTTGAGTTGCTGTTACAGCAGCGCCACCGATGTCTCCTGTTGAAGTAGCATTTGATGAACTTGTAGATGTTATATCGTAACTGTCTAATGTTACGTTTGAGATTGCAGTATATGTACCATTAATTTTATCGTGTGCAAGACCATTGTGTGTACCACTAGGCACACCAGCAATTGTTACGTTATTACTTGTACCGTGCATACCATGGTTAGGATGGAATACTCTAATTACTTTAGAACCATTTGTTGTTCTTAAAGCATTATTTT